GTCGTTGATGTAAGCCTCGCCACAGTCGCATCCAGCTTCGCGAGAGTGATCGCCGTAGATGGGTCTGAAACGCTTGTCTTGCTTTCGATGATGGTGATGCGTTCCTTGATGTCTGCAAGCTTACCGTCCATTGCTTTCGAATTGGCGTCTGATTTGTCTTCTATCTGCTTCGCAAGAGCTTTGATCGTGTCCGTCAGCAAGTCAATCTGCTTCGTGAACGCGGCCTCGCTCTTGGCGATAGCCATAGCATTGGCTTTGTTCTGCTCTCCGACCGCTTCTTTCGCAGCAGCAAAGGCATCCCTGGTTTGAGCATCAAGGTTCTGAGAAGCTTTATCCAACTGCGTGTCGCGCTCAGAAAACTGGGTCTTGATACCGTCAAACTTCTGCATCGCGACCTCACGAAGCCTTGCGACCTCGTGCTGTACATCGTTCGTCGTCGGAGACCGATCTGCAAAAGCTTGAAGCAATTTGAGAGCCGTATCCTGCGCAGTCAGGCGGGCTTCAATAACCTCCCGAAGCCAGAAATTCTCTCGGATGATTTGTTGATAGCCAGGAGGAGTCTGGCCTAACTGTGTAGCCGGGCCCGTATCAAGTCGAAGACCCCCATTGTCCGGGTCCCCTAGTGGTTTATTGGCCATCTCCCAACACCTTCAACCATCGTTTGGTGGGTTGAAGTAGCAGATTGCGTTGTTATCGACGTTTATGAAGACAATCCCGTGGGGGACCGGAACGGGGTCCTTGGTTCCTTGCGGGGACGGGTCGTTGAACTTGTGCGGGGGCACCTCGACCTGGGTTCCGCTGGGCCTGTGCGGGCGACCGAGCAAAGAGTCTTCTCGATCATCGGTTATGATGGCGTAGAACCTGCCATCCTTGACCACAAACTCGTCCGCATAGTACGCGTCCGCAAGACCACAACAGCCCACCATTCGATTGTCCGGCTGCTTCTGGCGGGCGAACCACGCCCTGACCTCCTGGGGCATCTGCTCCCACCTAGGGTCGCCTGCGCGCGCGCTATTGGCAGTGCACACAAGGCAGAGGAGGACGATTGAAAGGCGCATCATGTCAGTTCCTCCTCTGCTGGCGCGCTCGGCCTCATGGGTTGCCTATGCGCCCCTCATGGGTTGATCAGATGAAAGGATGCCGAGCCGCGGCATTGGTTGCGGCTCGGCATGAGGTTAGCCCTCCGGCGGCGTCGTCGGGGTCGGGGCCGGGGCCGGTGTCGGGCTCGGCACCGGCTCGGGTTTGGTAGGAACATCCGGCCGCTGTGGTTTGTCTTCTGCCATTGTAGCCTCCTCTGTTAGTCGTCGCCCTTCAGAGCATCGACGCCGGCCTGGGCCACCCCTTTGAGGGTGCTGAGGCGAGCGATCATTGCGTCAACTTCTTCCACTGACATTCCATCGCCGCTTCCGCCACTGCCGGCCGCCTTCAACTGCTCGATCTCTTTCAGGATACCGGCGTTTTGTTCCTGCATTGTGGCCTCAAGCGCATCCATTGCCGCCGCCGCTTCTGCTTGTTTAGTCATGATCGTCTCCTGCTTGTTGATGATGAGGTCCTGCTTGTAGTTCACGTCCCGCAGCAACCTCATCATTCTGCGAGCGGTGAGTGAAGAGATCAACATGAGTCACACCGGAGCTACAGGCTGCGGCTTGGGAATTTCCGGGATGGGGATATTCGCCTTGGCCTCGTCCGTTTGTTTCAAGAGCGCGGCCTGGATCGCTGCCATCGACTTGTCGCCAACCCAGCCGTCAACGACTTCGAGGCCCAGCTTCTTTTGCAGCTTCTCAACCGCAGCCTGCGTCAGCGGCCCATAGTGACCATCGACTTCCAAAGGCGGCACAAGCTTTAGCAGGACGTTGGCGGCATTCTGCACCTTCATCACATAGTCGGGCGCATACGACGCAGCAGCGGCGGCCGCTGCTTGAAATTCTGGCTTTACTTTCGGGAAAAGGTACTCACCGACCGCAGCGAAGAGCGCCTTTACATCCTTGTTCTCAAACAACGAATCAAGCGTATTGATCGAAAGCCCCTGAGTGAAGGCCCTCTTCATGAAGTCCGCCACCCGCAGGACTGTCGGAATCAACCCAAGTACCAGCGTCAAATTCATTTCAGCCTCCATTTGTTGAATAGACCAACCAGCCAGCCCCAGATGTCGAAGTCTTTCCAATCTTTCGGGGTTTCGACACTGGTCTCCGATATCTTGGGTTCCGGTAGCACCTTGTCTAGGCGTTTACCGCCCCGGTCCCACTGGAAATGCGGACTAACGGGATCGCGGGGCGACGGCGGCGCGTTATTAGCTTCGCCACACTGAACAGGAAGGCTACTGCTCTCATCGAGCTTTGGCGCAACAGGCTTGCCATGCAGGAGTTTCTGCCACGTCTCTGGACCTACAATTCCATCGGCGTCCAGGCCCTCATCCCACTGGAAAACCTTGACGGCCTTCGCCGTCACCGGGCCAAAGACGCCATCGACGAACAGTAGCTCTTGCAGCTTCCGGACATCATCGCCGCGGCTACCGAGCTGCAATTCGGGCATCGCTGGCAGCGCGGGCTGCGGCGAGGGCGCGGGCCCGGTCGGCGCCGGCAAGCCGATGCCAGCCCATGGCGCCGTGTTGTCGTAGTGGGCCGCATCGCCCTTTACAGAAATGTGGACGTGATGGTCGTGCGCGTTCGCTCCACTATAACGACGCCAGACCCACGCTGCATTGGACTGACCTGTACCGGACGAGATGCGCCGATTGCTTATGACGTACTTGATCCTCTCGTCCTTGTTGAGCAAAAGCATGTCGGCAAAAGCATAGCTGTCGAAACCGTGCGCAGGATCGTGCGTGATATCCCGAGCGCAAACCACGCCATCTGAATTTGGGTTGTGATCCGACTCGCGGGCTGCATGGGCCGCATCGCCTATGGTCCCGTCGCTAGACTTGTCACGGACCGGCCAACGCTCGTTGACCTGGCGCAGCATTACGTCGAGAGACTTCGCTACGCGCCATGATGTCATCTACGTTTCACCTTAACCAATCCTCCAATTGGTTCCATCGCAAACAACCGGCACCTTGGTCGCGCCGCCAGCGGCAACGATGGCCCCAATCCCAGCGGTGTAACTCGCGGCGTTACTGTCTGTTACGAATGACCGCATGCCAGAAACATTACAAGTAGGGAGGCCAGCGACAGTGGTGGATATACTAGATGTCGATCCAGACCCAAACCCGGAAGTGTAGGCCAGCCCATTGACGGTGAAGGCGGCGGAAGTCACAAGCCTGGATGTAAAGCTTGCCAAAGCAATATTTGTCAGAGCGATGTTGTTCGGCACTATGACGGAGTCCAACCGAAGGCCGCTGATGACCGCTCCGTCGATTTGAATATTGTTGGCCCCTGGGGTGCCAGCCGCCGTGCGCAGCAACAGTTTGTCTATAGTAATGTTGCCGATAGCGTCTCCCGTGAAAGTCCCCTTTGGCGTCTGGAAAAGATTGATAAGCACAAGGCCCAGCGGCGTAGGGTGAGTATTATATAGCGAGCCTCCGATTTCTATGTTGTCCCAAACATACCCCCTCACGGTGGTGTCGAAGTTGCCATTCGCCAGAATTCTGCTGTTGGTAACGCCAACGGAAAGGTTTGTCGTCGGCGGAAGCCGCCCTGTCAGGTTGATTTTGATATTTCGCATTACTCCCTTATTATTGCAGTTATCACCAGCGACCTGCTGGTACGACATCTCGACAAGAACATAACTGTCGGGGAGCACCGCTGCGGAGTCAACGATTTCCAACCCGTAGTCGATTGCCTCCAAAGTGTTGACATTGATGGAGTCGGCGTTATCGCAGTAAACCTTCAGCAGAGCGCCTTCCGGGCCGACGTGTCCCGATACTTTCATCCTGCCACGGAAGAAAACATTCTTGACGTTTTGCGCAAAAAAGAATCGACCGTGATTTTCGGAATAGATATTGACGATGTGGGCGTTGTTCCCGTTCTTCTGAAGTACTATCGGATAGTATGTGCCATTGGACTCAAAGCCGTTTACTTTCACATTATTGAAGTTGTCGATCGTTCCAGCGTTGCGGCTTACGATATAGCCAGAATAACCACCTATCTGCTTCCCGTTGTTGATAGTAAAGCCGTCGCCCTGCCCGGTGTTCTGAATTTGCACTCCACCATATAAGGAAGTCGGATTTGTAGTCCCAGCCTGAAGGTAGCAAGGATTGTTGAACGTGATCCTGCTGGCATCTGCAAAGCGCCACAGATAAGAAATGGTTGTGCCGCCCCAATCGGCATCGACAGACGAGGTGGAGATGCAAGCCCCGTTGTAATTAACGGTAAGTCCGGTAATGGTGGCGCTTTGGAGGTCAAACAGGTTTTCCGTCGGAACCGCGGTCCCGGACGGCCAGATGCCACAATTAACGGGTCCAGGGGGAAAGTTGACAACTCGCGCGTTGGTAGCGAGGATATAACCAGCAACGGCTTTCAAAGTGGTCGTGTTGTTGACTGTCCCGGAGGCGTTGCATACGACGCCGACGTGGCGAACGTCCAGCTCGTCAACATTCAAACGCCAGTTGATGTTGGTCCCCGTGCAGGTCGCGCCGGTGCTGTCGATCTTGTCGGCGGATTGGAACCCCCAAGCTACCGTGGCAGCGCATGGGATGCGGATGTAGTTTGCCGGCGGTGCATCGCCGACCGTCGAATACCCGTTGATCTGTAGCACCGCAATCGCGGTCGCGATCGTCGCCGCTTGTGCCGCCGCCCTGGTCGGGTATGCGGTCATTCCGGTGCCGATCGGGGTGATGACGAAGGTACCGTCTGTCATAACCGGCTGGCCGCCGGTGTCGAAGCCCAGCAGGTGGCCAACGCGACTAAGCGCCGGTGGCAGAACGCGCATGGTCTCGCCGGGTGGCGCGAGGAGCGTGCGGCCACTCACATCGTTGATCTTGTCCCACGTCTCGCGGTTCTGCGCGACGACATCGGTCAACGCCTGATTGAGACTGCGCGCGCTGACTCCCTGGTTCTCGATGAACTGCGATGTGCGACGCGGCCGGCGCGCACCAACGATCTGCAAAGTGCCCGTGCTGGCCGTGGTGAGCGTGACCCGCGCGTTCTGCAATGGCCGCGCAGCGGTCGCCAGCGTGCCGGTTGCAAGGCTGAGCGTCCATTGCGAACCTGGCGCCAGCATTACGCCATCGAGCCACACCTCGATCCACGCGCCATAATCCGTGCCGTCGCCGTAAATCTGGAAATTGACGTTGAAGGGGCCGGTCTGATTGGTGATGGCGTAGGCCGTCCGCCGCTCGGTATCCGGCAAGGCCGGTATCGCTGGAGGCGCCTGGGCACATGCCGGTGCGATCAGTGAGCCGAGGAGCGACAGCAAGACGGCGAGGATTGTGCGCATGCCGTACCGAATACCGGGACGGCAAAAACGGGCAACGCACCGTGGCTTATTGCAATGTCTGCTTCGCCTGACGGGCGACTTCCCGTCCCGTCTTCGCAATTTCAATCATGGAATAGTAGAGTTGGTCAATCAACTGGCGTTTCTCCTCGGCAGGCATTGGGTATTTGTAGATATCGCGGACCAGTTTGGAGTGCTCGGATATGGTCTCATTGATCTTGTCGAGTTGGACGAACATCGTGTCGCCGCCGGCCGCCTGGATACGCGCCATTGCCTCTACGTCGCCCTCTTTTGCCTTGGCCGTCCAAGTATCGAAATAGCGCTTGTTCTCCTGGTAGTCGTCGTGGAATCGCTGAATGGATTCCGTTGAGGCCGAAGGGTAGCGAACGACAAACGCCTTGACGAATGGAACGTCGGCCAGCGTGTCGGTCGGCTTGATGGGATCGGGAAGGACGCCGGCCTTGCGCATCAGCGCATCCGTGCCCTGCACGACGTACATGCCGAGGCCGCCGCTCCATGCCCGAACGTAGTTCTCGATGAGGATAGGCGTGGTAAGTCCCCTCGCCATCGGACCCGCCACATTGCCCGGCTCTATGGCCGCCGTCCGCATACCTGGGAAGGCGCTGATCGTCTGCCCGAGTTTCTTGCTTAGCTCGGTCGTGTAGGGCGTGTATTGGTACTCTGGCAGCTGTTTCTCGACATAGGCGGGGATCAGCGTCCGGTCGGTGAAGGTCGAGCGATTGGCCCATTGTTCGTAAAGAGGCACAGCGATGGTCGGGATGACGTTCGGGATAAGCGTATTCATAACCGACTTGGCGAAGCCGTCGAATGCTTCCGGGTTGTTGCCGTACATATAATCGAGCGCCCGTTCGACCCCGGAGCCGAAAATGACCCCGATTTCAAACGGCTTTGGAATACGCCAGATGTTGCCGTTGTTGAACTCCCATTGGTCGCCGCGCTGCCGCAGAAGGTGCGCTGGCTTGCCGGCTGCATCGGCCGCGGAAATGGGTTCCCATTGGTCGGTCGGGATGATCCAGAACAGGTCTTTCTGCCAGGCCGGTAGTTCCTTGTAGCGCTCGTCGTCGTGGTTGGCCCACCACAGAAGGGCGGAAGGGGCGGTAATACCGGCAAGCACCTTGGCCGAGGTATTGATTGGCCGATCAAGGAAGGCGCGGGCGAGACGGTCGGGACCTTGAATATGAGCGTTTGCAAACGCGCTGATTGCGTTCCACGAGCGCATCTTGGCGCCCATGCGGGCGAAGTCCAGTGTCACTTCGCGGGATGAAAAGGCGGCCTCTTCCATCACGTCCTTTCCGACCTGTCCCTGCATCACCTTCTTGAACTCGCCAAGGCGGGTCGCGTTCTCGGTCAGTTCCGAGATCATACGCAAGCCTTCGATCGGGCTCTTGATGACGTTCCATGACCGGTTCATGAGGCCGGTGCCGGCATTGAGCTTCGCTAGGCTCTCCTGTAGATATTGCCGATCGAGCCCTACTAGGGTTGAATTAGCCCCCCCAGACTTGATCCAGTTCTGCCAATCCGCGTCCCGCCGCAGCACGCCAACTAATCCCTTGGCGGTATCGATTGGAGAGAAAATCCCCCGCGCGGAAAAGACAAAGGCAGACAGCAGGTCGCGCATTGGGTTGCGCGTCATAAATTCCGGCGTGAGGATCGCGCCCGCGCGCAGCCAGCTTGCCGGGTAAGACAGGATTTTTGCGATTATGCCAACGGTGTCCCGGTCTAGCGCTTTGAATGCCGTCACGAGTTCCGGATCATCGACCGCCATTTCGACGCGTTGGCCATTGCGGTAAGCGCCGATCTTGTCGCGCGCATCGGGCGCCGGGTTGGTCGCTCGGTATCCCTGTCTCTGAAGTTCGTCGATCAGCGTTAGCCCGGCGGCATTGCGCTCGGCGACCGCCACGTAAATGTACGTGTTCTTGATGATGCTTTCGAGCGGATCGACAATATCGCGATCCGAGCCAACCAGCCGCTTGATCGGGTCGCCCGCACCTAGGCCACCGCCTTGGCGATGTCCCATGATGTCGTCGGGCTGGATCGCCCGGTTGAATGGGATGTAAGACTTGTTCGCGTCAGTTATGGCGCGGTACTGGTGATCCGTGATAACGCCAGCATCACGCAAGTAGGCGAGCACGCGGTTCTGGTAATCGACAAGCTGCTGCCCGACCCGACCATATTGACGCTGGCCCGCGGTGACTACCATCTGCGCCGCGGCAGGATCGAAGCCCGAGTTGATGCCGCGGCCTTCCAATTCCATCGCGCGCTTCGCGGCCAGGTAATCGCGCAAGCCGTCAAGATCGTCACGCACGGGCTCAAGAACTTCTCGCAGCGATGGGCCATTGTTTCGGTAGGTGTTGAAGTCGGTCGTGCTCTGCTCAAGAAAGTAATTCGCTCGGCCGACATCGCCTCTCGTGCGGCGCGCGGCCTGATAGGCATCCTCGCTGTATCCCTTCAGCGGGTATAGATCGTCAACAAAATCCCGGTAGGACTGGCTCAGCGTGTAGCCTTGGCCGCGGCCCCCGATGTTGATCTTGCTGTGGATGGCCTGCTGCGCTCCCGCCAGTGTCATGGGGGCGCCGGGGGGCGGTGGAGCGGCTGGCGGTGCAGCAGCAGGAGGAGGCGTTGGGGGAACCCCACCGGGCGGGGCCGCAGGGAGTGCGGGAGTTCCGGCTGCGGGCGGCGGAGTGCCGGCGCCGCCTGGCAATTGGGGCTGGGATGCGACAGTCGCGGCGGCCGGTCCTTGTGGCGGCTGACCACCCCCGGCCCCGCCCATATCGGACTTGGGGGGCGCGGCTACAACTTCGTAACTGGATCGACCAAATTCGTTGGTCGTCTTGCGAACATCAAAACCACGATCCGATAGTCTGTCATAAATCATTTCACTTGTAGGCTTCAAATCTCCCGCCGCGGAGCTTTTGAGAATACGTCCTGAATCGATTGCCCAACGCGCTAACTTCTCGTAGGCGCTCGTCGCCAATCCTTGTCCCCTGCTCTCTTCCGTCAAATAGATGCCTCTGATTGTTGCGACTTTGTCGGCATTGTTGCCATACATATCGCCGAGGATGAACTCAAGCCGACCGGCCTCCTTCCCGGAGGACATTAGCGGTATGTGCCACATATCCTGCTCAAACTTGGCACCTATACTTTGTGGGCTTGCCGCCTCGATATAAGGAATATCACGCGGGTCCTTCGATAACAGCCTTTGTAGGATGACGGGATCGGTCTGTGCGTCGTGCGCCACTTCGGCGGGAAGCCGGCCGAATTCTTCGTAGAGCTTCAGTAGCTTATCCTGCACATACCTCGGTGGAGATGGAGGAGGAAGATCAATAGAAACCTGCTCCCCTCTTGCTGCCATAGGCGCGAGCCGCGTGGATGGCGGGGCTTGCTCCGGAGCAATAACCCTCGCCGCGTCCACGAAATGCTGCGACTCCGGCAGCCCTCCGATAACCTGATCGAACACCTCACCGGTCGGCGACTTCTCTACCCGCGCAATGGGCTCGCCGTTGGCGACGGCCAAGCCGGATGTCTTGCCGGTCTTATTTATCTTGCTGAAGCGCCCGAGTCCGATCAGCATGCCAAGACCGAGCGCCTGATCCATGCCTTCCTCGGTGTTGAGGTCGAGTTCTCCGCTCGCAACCTTCCCAGGGACTTTAAGGGTCTCAATCGTCCCTTTGATAAACTCGGATGGATATTGCTTCACGGCCTCCCATAGCCTGCCGCGACCTTCCGGCGTCATGATCATGTTGGCAAACTGCGGGACGGTCTGTATCAAACCGCCCTCGCGCTTCCCCGCTTCCTCGCCAGCGGCGATGCGATCGTGGAACGCTTGCGGGATTGTGGCTGGCGCTACGACGCCGCCAGTGAAGTAGGCGTCAATCTCGTTGTCGGGAAAGCCGGCGTCCTGAAGCGCCTTGCGCCGTGGAGCTGCCCAGGCAGAGATTTCATCCTCGCTGAACCCACTCGCCTGAAGCGTCTCGATGCGGCCGGCCATAACTACAGACCCAAGCGCTTTAGAACTTGATCAGGCGTCTCCCTGGCCTTGGGTGGGACCGCCCCCGCTGGCTGGGTTGACGGCGGTAGCGCAACCGCGGGTGGCGGGGGCGGTCGTCGGAACTGGTTGGCGATGTTCCGCATCGATTGCTCGATCGGCACCTGGTATTGCTGCAATGCCGCTGAAGTTCCCATGAAATCTGGCTTGTTTGGATTGAGCAAGTCGTAGGGGTCTTTGCCAGTAGTATTGCGATACTCGTCCATCTTCGCAGCCACGTCCTGCTCGAAGCGATAGAGCTGAAGGTCCCCGCTTTTATCTAGTGTACCCAGCAGGGGGTTGGATTTTGTAATCGATGTCTTGACTGCATCGAAAAACGATTTCTTGGCTTGGCCAAGTTTCTCGCCGCCTGGCCCACGCAGTTTCTCGAATTCGCCATTGACGAAGTTGAAGTCGGCTTTGTTGAGTTCGCCCGCATCATAGGCGTCATAGATTTTGCCGTTGGTTCCCATCTCTCCGGAGCGGATTTGACGGATGAGGCCTATGGCCCTTTCGTTTGAAGTGCGCGCTAACGGTTCCGGCATCCCCTCGCGCTTGACATAGTTCTCCATCTTCATCTTTGCCGCCGCCGAGGCGTATGGGTCTTTCTTGATTTGGTCCAACGTCATCCGCTCTGCACCGAGGGTCGTTGAGCCGATAACCCTTTGCTCAAAAGCTTCGTCGTACTGCTTTTGCTGCTGGACCGCCATGTTTGCAGAACGAACGCGATCCTGCGTGATCTCCTTGATTGTATCCAGCGCAACAGCCCGGTTCTCGACGCGCTGGGTTGCCGGGACGGATTGGTCATCAAAGTTGGCGTCGATTGCGGCCTGCGCTTTCTCAATGCCGCCATCGGGATCGTTCAAGATTTTCCTGATGCCTGATGCGAACAGCGAGGCACCGACCTGCTGATCGAATTGCTTGAGCTTGAGTGCGGTTTCTCCAGGGGGGGCACCGAGGATCGGATTGGCCGAGCGCTGATGGTACGTGTTGGCGATACGATTGGTGAGCCGAACGAACTCCTGCTTACCCGCCGGGGTATCCAGGCCGCCGGTCTTGATGAGGTTTTGAAGATCAACCGTATCGTTCGTGATCATTGCCGCGGTGTCGTGGTCGAAGTCGCGCCGTATCTTCGCCTGCTGTTGTGCCAGGATGCTGTTGAATTGCTGTGTGGTGATGCCATCGATCGCGCGGCTGAGTTCGACGCCGACTTCGGGACCAGCAACCTTCGTTATCTTTTGAACGTAATCCTTCCGAAACGCATCGGCGGCCCGCAGATAACCATCCGGGTCATACTGGTACTTCCTCGCGAGCACAAGGTCTGCACGCCTCGCCTCGCCTGCGCTTTGCGCAAACGCCGACCACTTTACCGCATCGCTAAAGTCTTTCGCCGCAGGCCCGACGATCGGAAGCCTCTCGACTTGCATGTTGCCATCGGCATCGCGCGTGACGGCCTGGATACCGGCTTCGCGCGCGAGCGGCTTGGCGACCGCCTCGGCCTCTTTGCTGGCGCTTTCGAGTAGCGATGAAACCTGCGCATAGGGTTGCGCAATCTGCCCTGGACTCACCGGGGAGTTCGGCGGTCGGACCTGCGGCACATCGTTCCTGACCTGCGGGAGATCAACCATCAGTAGAGCGCCCCCAGCTTAAGTGGATTCCCGGAACTGCTCGACAATCCACTTGAACTACTGAGGCCCAACCCGATCCCGCCTGCGACCTTCGCCGCCGCGTCAAGGAAGCCCATCTTCAAGGCGAAGTCGCCGGCCTTGCGCAGATAGGTCGCGCCGGCCTCGTCCTCGGACGCCTGTTGGCGGAGCGAACCCACCGCGGCCATGCGTTGCCGATCCGATAGCCTCGTGTTGTAGTCGCGCAGCGCGGCGGTCGTCGGCGACGTTGGGTCGATATGCGCGGCGGCCCGGATCGCGTCGATGTTGCCGAGCGTCGTGTCGAGATTCTCGCGGTAGGTCACGTCAGTCAGCGCAGCCTGCGTCCGTCCGAGTTCGGCGGCGCGCGTTGCACGGTCCGCTTGAAACTCATCGGCGGCCTGGGTGCCGAAGCCTTTGGCGATCGAAGACGCCGCCGCAAAGCCCAGCCCCGCGATCGATGCCCCGGATGCGCCGCCTGCTGCTGTTCCCATCACACCGTGACCCTGGTTGCGATTTCCAGCACCGTGATCGGCCCCGGCGTCTCCTTGACCACGGCCCAGCGCGGGTCGTGCGAGCGCCCGAGCGGCCTGTCGAGATAGCTTTGCTCGCGCAGCGGCGGCGGCAAGGTTGCATCCTCGCCCTGGTTCCATGTCGGGATTCGACGGGTAGCCATTGCCGCCCCCAATGCCGGAAGCGCCGGTCCCGATTGCCCGCTATACAACGTTGTCATCGCAAACCCGGTCGAGTTCATCACATAAACCTGCGCCTGCTCGATCAATCGCGGTTCCATCCGCTGCGATATGTCCTGCCCCGCCTGGACTGGCGGAATGAACGGCTCCAGCACTGCGTCCCACGCGAAGCCAGCGATCAAGGACGCCGCCGTCAAATCCTCGCCGCCGTTGTTCTGCGGGATGATGAACCCATCGGCATCGACCTGGTACGTTCCCATCATGCGCGTGACCTGATCCATCAGGTCTACCGATCCTGCTCCAACCCACCATAAAGGTCCCTTGCCTACTGGCGGAGTGAGCGCGGGCGGGGCGGCATTCACGAGCATTCCGGCGTCGAGATAAATCGCGTTGTCAAGACCCTCGACAATCTGAACCGGAGTAACGCCGTCCGGAAAGTATTGAGTCACGAAAACGACGCTTTCCCCCAATGACGAAATCCAGAGGATGTTACCAGAGCCGCCTGGCTTCCACGGAACCCACCCGACCGTGCTCTGGGCGCTGATCTGACCGTCTACGGTCTGTAGCCTGCCTACGACGACGTGGTCGCCGCTGGCATTGAGCACGTAGATGTAGCGTTCCGCAAAGCCCAGTCCGGCCGAGTTGGGTACCGCAATGGCGATCGGGTCCTCGAACAGATGCGTTCGCTGCTCGGTCAAGTCTTTTGTTGTATAGGGCCGATTGGTCGCACCCACGGGAATGACCGCCATCAACTGAATGAGGCCGGTAGTGAGATAGAGAATGAGGTCTTGAACGATGCGCGGCTGCACATTGGCGCAAACATCGCTCGATACGCGCTGGAATCCCACCGATCCAGGTCTCAAGGGGTTGGTCGCCGAGATCGCGATGTACCAGATACCCTTGTCGGTGAACACGAACTCGGACGATTCCGCCCCTGGCACGACATCAAAGACCTGACATTGCTCCGGAGCCAGTTCGAATATAGCGTTGCCGGTCTGCGCATCGGGATAGAGATCGGTCGGCAAACCAATCGCGGACCAGCCGATGGAGCGCGGGACGCTCGGAAAATTGCAAAAGCCGAGGCGGTTCTGATCGGAGAACACCGACGCGGGCCATCCCCGAAGAGCATTCATGACCTCGTCGTCCCAAATTGTCACCGCCTCCGGGTTGCCAACCGGTGTAACGCCAACGAGCGGAAGAGAACCACCAGGACCCACTACCACTTCCGGTGTCACGAACGCAAAGACGCTGAGAACGTTACCGCGTACCTGCGTCGGAGTGGTGGGCACGGTTAGAAGCTGGACCGTGATCTGCTTCGCGCCGGAATTGATCTGCGTTACAATCCCTTTGGAATTCGTGACAGTCCCTTGCACAACATCCCCGATCGAGAATGTGTCGATCGGATCAGGGGTAAATGCCAAAACCTGAGAAGCCGGCAGTGTCTCTTCGATGGTAGCCGTCGCACTGACGGCGCTGGCGACGGCCGTGATCAGCACTTGCCGCCCGACGAATCGCATGCGAGTTCCGACGTGCGCCGCCGTCAAATTCATGCCCGCACTGAACGTAAGCGTAGCCCCGGCCCCGACCGAGCGTGTGGACGGCTTCATGGTGATGCCGAGCGGAGAAATTCGGTAGAAGAATGTCCGCTTCTGATTGCCCAGCGTAACCGTCTCGGCAAATGTCGCCTCGCTCCACGTTGCCACGCCATCCCAGGTCAGAACGCTCGGTTGGGCGCCTTCAAACGCGATGTAGATCGACAGGCCGATTACGGCCCATCGGATGAACCTGATACTCGAATTGCTCCACGACCTGCCCCCGACGCCAAAGACCATGGCGCCGTTTTCGTCATAGACCCGCAGAGTCGCTGGGCCGAACGCCAGGAAGAACGTGCTCCCTGGCTTCATCGTCACTCGCTCGACTCGCCCGGTCTCCGGGAAGATTGCGCGGCGGCCTGGGCGGTTGGCCAGGCCCCTGGTGTTGAGGATGCGCCAGTTGCTCATCTGGCGAGCCCCGGCCCGCATCAGAGGGTTGGTGTCGTCGCGCTTGACTTCGACATCAACCTCGCCAGCGGAGAAATCGCGCTGCGAGGTGGTGGCGCTGAGAGCCGCCATGGCGCATCACCGGCTATCGCTGCGAGAAGCGCTGATGCGAGACTTGAACAGTGGCCGCGTCGGCTTCTGTTGAGCGTAGCGCGTCCTGGCTTCTTGGGCGCTCCTCTTTGCCTGCAACCATATTCTGTCGGCCTCGTCCTTGTCGTTCTGCCAGCGATAGACTCCCGATAATACAAACTCGTAGAGCGCTTCAACGAACATTGGCGAGGCGCTCTGCGCGTCGCTCGCGGCGCCGTCAAAAGAGGCGTACCTGACGGTGCAGACATCCGCCGCGCCCCGCAGGCTCAACAACAGCATTGGAACATTATCGACGATCTGGATGTCCCATACGGTAAGGAATTGCGAGAATTGCGAGTTGTTCCCCTGCTTCACCCAAACCACATGCAGGCAATCCTGCGGCAGCGGGTATGCCGTGTCCCAACTGACATCGGCCGGCGCGGTCGGCGATGGGATCAAAACGGATACTTTTGTGCCAAACCCCCATCTGTACTCCTCGAGCATGACGGCCAGGGCCCGTTCGTAGGCCGGCGAGCATGCGGTCCATTCCGCGGAGCCATCATCTGCCACGGCGACCTGAAAATTCCTGGTCGCGGCGAGCGCCGAATTGATTATGTCAAGCTTGGAAACTGGCCATTGAATGGGCATGGCGTGACGTTGCTCGCCGCCAGAATATCGGGCAACGCACTACGCGAGAGATCACAAGCCCCATTTCGTTCTGAAGTAGCTGTCCAGAAACGACCGCTGGAATGCGTCCAGGGCCGTGTTGGTGACGATGATCTCCGAGATCGGCCCGTCCCAAAATGACCCACCGCCTGTGTTGTCTGTGCTGAGCGCTAGGGTTCCCGGAGTATTCCAGGCAACCCCGACCGCAGCGACGGGGGTCCCGGCCGAGTTGTTTAGGTAATTGGTGTTATTCGTGTTGTCGTATACATTTCCAAACCTGTAATCGGTTGTATTCGAGAAAAAGGCGGCGTCGTTTGCGAAGAACCCCGCCCTGTAGGACGACATCGCTCCAGACGACTGCGTGACCATTATCCACGCGGCAGATTGAGAGTTTGTCGTGTCATTGGTTTGAGCATTGGCGTAATAACTGACGATCCGCCCATTGTTGCCACCGCCACCGGCTGCTCTGCCTACGCCAAAAGCAGAACCGACATTCCCGGTGCCCATTGCAACGGTGTTGGCAGCAGTAAGCATGAACTTGGAGGTGGCAGTTGCAAATAATACAGTCTGCCTCGAATTGAACCCGCCAGTTTGATATGTCGGCCTATTCCCAGAGGTGGCCTGTAAAAGGTTGTATCCGTGCCCGCTCCTGTCGTTCCATTGCCGGGCCGTCTGGCCGTTGGTTGCCAGCGTCACCCCGGCATCGACATAAACGCCGGACGTGGCGTCATACCAGGCGACAAGGCCGGCGCCGAGCGATGCGGGCGTCCAAGCAGCCTTATTCACCCCCGCGCCGGTAGTCATAACCTGCGCCTGCGCGAGGCACATCAGGCCCGCAAGCAGGACTGCAAAGGCTAATGAAAACCCTTTGCCGATTTTGTTCATTGCTTAGCAAGCCCCCCCGATTTCTTTCGGCGGGAAGATTCGGCACCTTTCATCCGCCTGTGCTTTTGTAAGTACGGGCGATGGGTCGGTAACGACCAAAGAGATGGCCGGAAACGTCCCCGCCATCATGAGTGCCCCAGAAAACCAGTGCAAGCCGACACCGCCGCCAGGAAGTATTTCCGTAACTGTCATCGGGGGGCCGCCAGACTTAAGAAAGACGACATCTCCGATATTCTGGGCGGACGCTGGTGACAGCAGCAGCGCGAGGAATGCCGCGGCAAGAAACAATCTCTTCATGGTGCCATCCTCCTTATAGCTTGGCGTAGTACACGATCGCCTGCGTAGCGATGCCGGCCGATGTGTTGATGCAGAGGGCGTTCGCCGATGCGGTCTTGAGGCCGCGCGAGAACGGAGAGCCGTCCACCAGGCCGACTTGCGTCGTCAACTGCCAGGCCGGGGTCATATTGGTTGCGCCAGTAGCGCATGCGGTGCCCGTGCCGTAGATCAGCTTTGCGTTCACAGTGCCGGCCGCCATGATGGTGAAGCCGCATACATAGATCGTGCGGCCAGCCGTGAGTGCGACCAGCTCCGTTGAGCCGTTGGTCGAAGCGTCATAAATAGCGGTGCTATCGCACTGGATCAGTCCTTGTACCAGGCCGCCGGTGGCGCCAGAGGTGTTGGCTCCAATGTAACTTGATCCCGTGGGAGGGGCGGCACCCGTCGCCACATGACCCCAGCCTGGAATGGCGTTGTTGTTGTTCGAGATCGATACCCGCTGTGCACCGGTGCCGGATGCGCCGTTGTCCATCAACGGAGCGACACCGTTGATTTGCGACACGTTGCCGACCCAGGGCGAGGTCCCTTGGTTGACCGTGCCGATGACCTTGGTTGTCTCGGCCGAGAGAGTCGCATTGACGGAGAATGGGGTATTGTCGGAAGCGATGACGACTCGCTGCGCGCCCGCCCCCGCGAAGCCGTTGTCCATCAGGGGAGTGACGCCATTGACCTGATTTATGTTCGTCGAGAGGTTCGTTGCGGTAACAGGGAACGTTCCGCCGCTTCCTGTAACCAGCCACGCGGTCGAGTTTGGCGTATTCCCCGGCTGGACCGTCCAGGTCCCAGATTGAGTTGCCCCAAACGACGTGTTCCCGATCGATCCGCCCGCCTGGAATGGCGTGCCGAGCGTCGTGTTGATTGTAGTCAACCGCTGAGCTTGCCGCTGTGCCAGAGCATTCAAACTACATGAGCCAGTATCGGTTGCGCAGGCGGTGGCTCCGGGAGGTCCGAGATCGGTGTTCGTGGTCGTCAACGTGGCGTCTAAGGCTAGTGCTGACGTATTGAGGTTGGTCCCCGCATTGGCCGTTACGGTTCCGGTAACGGCGACCGTTCCAGAGACCGGTTGCGTGACCGCCGACCCATCGACCTTGACCGCGCCGGCCGCGCTGACCGTCGCGCACTGCGTCGCGGGCGCGGTCAAGTCGCACAGCACCAACTTGGCATAATGAACAGTGGCCTGGACGGCCGAGCCAAAGTTAGTTCCGGCGCCCTGTGTCGCGGTGTAGTCGGCGACGGCGGCTGCAACGCCAATACCGACAAGCGCGGTGAAAGCGAGAAGAAACCGTCTCATCAGAGCCCTCCGAACATAGGCTGCGTGCATCCAGTCGAGAGATCGATAACGCCAGTCCCGCACGTGACCGGCGCGGACCCGGTAAACCCACCGCTATTGCTGATGGCGGCTCCTACTCCGCCACCGATGCCATCCCCCGCAGGCCCGCGGCCACCACTGCCAGAGATGCCATCCCCGCGGGCGGCGGCAGATAGCATCAGGAGCAAGGCTATGAGCGCCAGTTTATTGAGATTCCACATAAATCGTATTCCCCGTGGTTGCGCACGTTGCTTGGATTGCATCGGCGGGAACATAGGGGAAATAGCGAGAATATGACCATGCCGGCGGCAATAGGATGGACGTTCCCTTGCTCGCGCCGCCAGCGCCGACGAAAATCCAGCAATTATCAGTCGTGGTGTTGTTGTTCTGGATCGTCAGCGAGCGCCGCGTTACCGGGAGAGCCGGGACCGCGGCCAGAATTGTCTGGAACGTGTTCCCGGCAGCAATGACGGCAGAGCTATTCGTGGTTACCGCCGCTGTCTGCGCAAAAGAAGGAGCGGCCCAAGCAATGGCCGCGAGTAGCGCTAATCCAGCGAGGCGTCCCTGCATCGAAACATGGACCTTTACTTCTTGGCGGCGGCCTTATCGGCGGCGGACTTCTGGAGGGCGGCCCTCTCTTCTGCGGACTTCTTGTCGTCGGCGGCCTTCTCTTGTGCGGCGCGCGCGGCCAGCTCTGCATTGCTGGGGCGACCGGGCCGGCGCGCCTCCGGATCGGGCTGCGGCGGCGGAGTCTTGAGCAACGCCCTGGCGGCGGCGACCTTCTCGTCTTCCTCGCGCTGCTTGCGCTCTTTTTCCTCGGCCGCGCGAATGATTTCCGCGGCCCGCTCCCGCGCTCTTGCGTCGTCGTCCATCGCCCGCGTCTCTGCCTGGGTCGGAGTAAAATCCGGCTGTATGGCCGGCGGCGGCGGGGGCGGTAGCCCGGCGGCATTCGCTTCTTCGACCGCCTTCTTGTGGTCGGCCTGCACCTTGGAACGATAATTGTCGCGGGCGGAGGTTGAGAACGGCACCCATGCCCATTCATCTGGATGGTTTGCGACAGCCGCTTCGGCATCGACCGCGTACATGTTGTCTGTGGCGCCGCGATCGATGTGATAGGCGCGCTTCATCATGGAAACGGGTTCGGCCATGGTCTAGCCTCCTGATTAGAAGTCGGTCCCGCCGAACGAGAGCCAGGACGTTACGGTGACGGATGGGCTGGTTCCGCCGATGGTGACGTAGCAGCGCAGGTAGCGGTAGACGATGCGAGCGCGCAAGTTGGTGAACGGGAACTGGCATATGGTGCCCGCGGCGCCGACCGGCGGCATGGCCAGCGAGGCACCGGCGATGGTCGGCACAAGTCGGCCGGCAGTGACGGCGGCGAAATCCTGAGTTTGCAGGATTTCCACGTTGCCGTTGCCGAACGCCAC